ATGGTACAAAGAGAACAAATTTTAGGTTTAGTTAGACACGGTTTAACTTTTATCGGTGGTATTTTAGTTGCTAAAGGTTTAGCATCTGAAGGACAAATTATGGATATTGTTGGTATGACTGTAACTTTCGTAGGAACAGTATGGTCTATTTTGTCAAACAAATAAAATAGTCTAACCTAATTTTAAAGGTGGGGTGTCCGTATCGACACCCCACTTTGTTTTAATTAGATGAAGGTCTCAGCAAGTTCCCACAACTTTTGGTTAATCATTGTGTCCATGTTGAGTGAAGTAATTGGTTTCACTGTACGGACATTGCGACCTTGTTGTTTAACAAATCCCCCGCGAATCAACTTCTCCTGAACTACGTTGAATGTTGTCCACAAGTTACTTTCAACATCACCGTCACGGAGAGGGTTGATGATTGTCTCAAGTGTTAGAGTTGAGATGTCCTCTGTGTTTTTCCAACGGATGCCAAGTGCCTTGGTTGCGAAGTCAATCTTCTTCTCTGTGTCCATTTTCACGTCCATCATTCGGTTCACTGAACGCTCAATGATTGGTGATATCTGAATGAACTTCTCTGTGATTTGGTTAACCTCGTCCATCTGAATGTTCATATGACGTTGGTTAATATTAACCAATTCTTGCACCGGTACCACAAGACCGTTTGAACATACAAGTCGGTACAGTCCTGCTCCTACTTGGAGTTTGGTACGTCCGTCGTGAGAGTTGGTGATGATTGCCTCAAGTAGAGAGTCGCCTACCTTTGGGAGTTCTGAGTTACGGAGACGAACTGAGTGTTTTCCGTAAACACCTTGTCCTACTTGCTTTGCACTTGCCACTTCCCAACCTGCTTGCATAAATTGATTTACTACATCAATGGTTGGTACTACTGTGTACTTGTCAGAAAGCTTCTGAGCTTTTTGAGTGTTGAAAACTGAAGGGGTTACTGATTGGAGTTCTTGGAGTGTTATCATATGGGGTATTGTTTATTTGTGAGTACAAATATACGGCGAAATCCCAATCCTCCAAATTTTTTTTACAAATTCGATGAAAATCTTGAATAAAAAACTCCAAGTTGGTCATGATGTGAAGTACTCTTACAAATAATCTTACCCTTACTTTCTTTTTCGTGACTACAATACTCAGATAGATTACTCTTATAATTTGGAATACTTCCCCAGTTATTTGGGTTACAAACTAATACTGTATTTTTTCCAAAGTCATCAAACTTATTTTCGTATGAATATTTTTCAGGAGTGGATGGGTCTATAAGTCCTATAATCTTATACGATAGATTCCCCGCTTCGGGCCATACCTTTAATCCGCCAGCTGAAAATCCAGCAATGGATGTTACCTCAGCGTCGAATTTATTATTAATCCAAGATTCTGCAGCTGATATACTATTTTTATAATCAGTCATAACAAAAATCATATCTGATGGCTTTCTTATGTTTGACTTATAATTTTCATTAGTTGGTCTTGAAGCCGTTGTATCATTTCCACAAATCAAAAGGTGAGCCTTATAACCTCTGTAACCATCTGGTATATAATAACAATATCGTCCCTCAGTAACCCATTTTCCGCTTTCTGAACTTTTCTCTTTTTTAGATGACTTTCTTTCATCTTTATATCCAACTTCTTTTTTAAACTCTTCCTTTTCTTTGTCATCCATATCTGACATCTTCTTTTTGATGTCATCATCACTTAAATCTTTACCATCTTTACTAGTAAAGTAACTTTTGATTTTCTTTCCTGCCTTTTTTATAAAACCAACTACATCATCAATCCAGTCCTCGTTAAGGTTGTACATATCCTTGATGTCTTTTTTTTCTTGTTCAGAAATAACAATTCTTTTCCCCATTTTTTAATAAATTACGGATTAATTAATTATTGGCCAACACCTTAACTTATTTTACTAGCACATTCCAAAATTTTAGGTCCATTAGTAATTAAAATACCGGTAGCATCCATTCCACAATCCGTCATTTCACCAAATGTTGGTGATTGTTTGGCCATAAGTTTATTAACAACTGCAATACAACCTGCGGGAACATCTATTGGTGGCTCCTGTGATGCTAAACAAGTAATTACTTGGTCAACTGGATTAGTTTCTTGTTCCATTAATACTCTTTTAACTATTCTAGTTAAGTCTGATTCTGTTAGTCTGATTACTTTTTTCATAATTTGTTTTTTTAATAAATATTACTAACAATAAAAAAACCCGCCATAAAGACGGGTTCTTTAAATTGATTTTTTTGATTACTTGGCTTCAACTTCTTCGAAGTCAACATCTGTTACCTCACTGTCCTCTGTTACTTCTTCAGTTTGAGCCGATGATTGAGACTCAGTGTACAATCTCATTGATACTGCTTGGAAACTTTCATTAACTTTTTCCATAGTCTCTTTGATTTTTTCCACATCTTTAGAAGAATGAGCTTCCTTCAACTCTGAAAGTTCAGAAGTAATGTTTGTTTTTTCTTCTTCAGTCATTTTCTCTTCCATTTCTTTCATTGATTTCTCAATGTTAAAGATTGTTGAGTCAGCCTGATTAATTGTTTCAACATCTTCTTTTGCTTTCTTGTCAGCGTCAGCATTCATTTCAGCTTCTTGTTTCATACGTTCAATTTCTTCTTTTGAAAGTCCTGAAGATGATTCAATTCTAATTGATTGTTGTTTGTTGGTAGCCTTATCCATTGCTGATACATTAATGATACCGTTTGCATCAATGTCAAAGGTTACTTCAATCTGAGGAATACCTCTCATCGCTGGTGGAATACTATCCAACATAAATCTTCCAATTGAACGGTTGTCTTTCGCCATTGAACGCTCTCCTTGGAGTACGTGGATTTCAACCGATGGTTGATTGTCAACTGCGGTTGAGAACACTTGTGACTGCTTGGTTGGAATTGTGGTATTAGCATTGATGAGCTTTGTGAATACTCCACCCATCGTTTCAATACCAAGTGAAAGTGGTGTTACATCCAAAAGAAGAACATCTTTTACATCACCACCGAGTACACCACCTTGGATTGCCGCCCCGAGTGCTACAACTTCATCAGGGTTTACACCTTTGGATGGGTCCTTACCAAAGAACTTCTTAACTGCTTCTTGAATTGCTGGAATTCGTGTTGAACCTCCAACCAAGATTACTTCGTCAATGTCAGAAGTGTTGAGTCCAGCATTTTTCAATGCCGTTTTACAAGGAGCAATTGTTCTTTGTACAAGACTATCAACAAGTTGTTCAAACTTAGCCTTAGTCAAGTTACGAACCAAGTGTTTTGGAATACCATCAACTGGCATAATGTAAGGGAGGTTAATCTCAGTCGAAGGTGAAGATGACAACTCAATTTTAGCCTTCTCAGCCCCTTCACGAAGACGCTGAAGAGCCATTGGGTCTTGAGTCAAATCCAAACCATTTTCATCTTTAAACTCACTTACAAGCCAGTCAATGATTGCTTGGTCGAAGTCATCACCACCGAGGTGAGTATCACCATCAGTTGACAACACTTCAAATACACCATCACCGAGTTCAAGTACTGATACATCGTGAGTACCACCACCACAGTCAAACACTACAATCTTCATGTCTTGAGTCTTCTTGTCAAGACCGTAAGCAAGTGCTGCAGCGGTTGGTTCATTAATGATACGCTTTACAGTAAGACCTGCAATTTCACCCGCTTCTTTTGTCGCCTGACGCTGAGCATCGTTGAAGTATGCCGGTACTGTAATTACCGCTTCTGTTACTTCCTCTCCGAGGTAGTCCTCTGCGGTTTGTTTCATCTTCTGAAGTACCATCGCAGAAATTTCTTGCGGTGAATACTTTTTATCGTTGATTTGAACTCGTGGTGTCCCACCGTCACCCTTCACAACTTTGTAAGGAACTCGCTTACCTTCTTTCTTTGTTTCATCGTAAGTACTTCCCATGAAACGCTTTATGGAGTGTACGGTTTTGTCGGGGTTTGTAACCGCCTGACGCTTTGCCGGGTCTCCAATTTTTCTGTCCCCATCACCTGTAAACCCAATGATTGATGGTGTTGTTCTCTTACCCTCGCTGTTTGTGATAACGATGGGTTCTCCATTTTCCATGACTGCCACACATGAATTTGTGGTTCCCAAGTCAATGCCTATAATTTTTCCCATAAATTTTAAATAATTTTTTTTAAATATAAAAGTTTATTTTAATGGAATCAAGTTCCGTGTGCCAAAAAGTTAAAAAATATGCCAAATGTTAATAACTGACAAAATGTCAGATAATTTTTTTAAATACTGACAATAATTGTAACAAATATTATTTGGCCAGTCAAGATATTTATCGTATATTTGTATTCTAATAAAAGATATATGACAAACTTCTCAGTTAAAAATAGATACACCAAAGAGATGTCGGACAAATTTTTGTCTGAATACAAATCTTCAGGTAAGTGCTCAGTTGAGAATCCTGACTTCTTAGGTAGTTGGAATTGGAAGAAGTATGGTACTGAGGAATACAAAACAGCCTTCAGTAAAAAATGCAATTAAGAGAAAAGATAAAACAAATTTTAAGGGAGATTGATTTTTCGGTAGACCCTGAAGAATTTGGTTGGAGATACGTTCAATCGAAGGACCCCAAGTCTTCTGAAAAATTTACTAAGAGGCACATCTATACATTTAAAACTCCTAAGTTTAAGTATGTTGTATATTCGGATGAATATGATTATCAACTTTTCATAATCTCATTCTTTCCAAAATTACAAGATGATTTTTTTGCCAAACAACAAAAACTTGCAAGTGCCGGTCAAAAACATTATGATGAATATAGTTTTCAGACAAAGGAACAAATACCACTTAAAGTTTTTGGATTACTACAAAATTACATTAAACAAATTATTTCAGAAAAACCTAACGCTTCTTTTGGTTACTTTGGAGCAGCAGACTTTAAACAGTTAGGAGATGCTGACTTATTTAACACTAAGAGAGTTAGAATTTATAATGAAATGTTGAATAAGGAATTTGGTTCAACTCACGAATTAATTAGTGATGAAAGATTTAGTGGTTCTTTATTCTTAAACAAAGAAGTTCTTGCTGAATATCCTGAGATTGTTGATTATGGAAGAGATGTATTAATATCTCATTTATAAAAACTAATTTGACTCAAAGACATAATGGTGTCATTCGAAAGGGTGATACCATTTTTTGTTTCATAGGAAACATAACTTACAGATAGAACTTCTTCTTCTGTTGGTATGAATACTTCTCCATCCAAATTTGAATAATAAATTCCCTGGTTAGTTTGCACTTTAACACCTGTTAGGGTTTCCTCCGTTTGTGAATCTAAAAATAGTATTCTAAAAAATACCGTAATAAGAATTGTCTTCATACAGCAATATGTATGTTAAATTTTTCAATTATCGAAATTGATAATATTACTTAACATTTCCTTAATGTATTTATAATATATCCTTAATACTATGAAACAGATTATATTTTTGGTGTTTATGTTCTTACAGGTTGTAGGACATTCACAAGTAGAAGAAGTTGTGTTTAAAAATGACAAAGGTCAAATCGAACAGAGGGGTCATATATCAAATAATCTAAAAACGGGTGAGTGGATTGCTTATTATGAAAATGGAAGTGTATTTTCTGTAGGTCATTATGATAAAGGCAGAAAAGATGGAATCTGGACTACATATTCACCAGTTGGTATTAAAGTGTCTCAAGTAAAATATTTTAAGGGTAAAAAATATGAAGGTTGGATGTATGATATGGAAGGTAATCTTGTTGAGAAGAGAATTTTTAAGGATTACATCACTAATGATTAATTCTTCTTTGGTTTTTCTGATGCATATTTAACGCCCATTATCGTTCCAACTATACTAAAAGCATTAGTAAGTAAGATACCAAACATATTACTCCAAGTTGAACCTATTATTTGAGTATCTTGGTCTGTAAATAAAGCAACGGTATAGAGGGCGGTGGTGGTTAAACCAACACCAATAATAACATACAATGCAACTTTAACAATTGTGTTAATAAGTTCAAACTGAGTTTTCTTTTGGAGTACATCCAAATCATTTTCAGCGTGTTGTTTTGCCGTTTCAGCCTCAACTCTTGCTCGTTCAGATTTCACCATTTCAACCTTTAACTCCTCGGTTAGTCGGATATTATCCGCCTTCCACTCGTTTAATTCTCTGTTTTGAACCTCAAATGTCATCTTGGAGTCCTCAACTTCTTTTAGGGTTGACTGTAATTCCTCTAATATTTTTTGATTCTCGGCATTTAAGTCAGATAAATCTTTGTTTTGGGTTTGGATTTGTTTGGTAATATCAAGTCTCTTCTTTCTATTAGCAACATCTCTTTCACCGCACTTTTTAAGGTATTCTTTAAAATCATCATCCCCGTCAGAATTAATTACCTTAACAATATTTCCTTCCAAAAATAAGTTTTTGGTTTCGGATAAGGTAATTAATTCTTTTTGTATTTCAGGGGTTAATTTTATCATTTGTAAATTTTAAACGGAGCGGTTCTGTTTTTATATCCTTCGTAATCCTTCTTAAACTCCTCTAATCGTGGTTCAATCTCGTCTGATTTTATAATCCAAAATTGAGCTCCAGATTGTATTGCTTTTGCTTGTTCTTCAGGTTCGTTTGATGATGAAATAATTCCAATCACAACATTATTACCGTATTCAAAGTTAATCTTTCTAATTAACTCAATACCATCAAAGGAAGACCCAATGATATTCAAATCAACAAACACGCATTCAGGTTTATCAGAGCTATTTGATTGCCATTTTTCAAATAATTTGGCCGCCTCATCTGAACTATTCAAACTTTTTAAAGATAATGTTATATCAAGAAGCGAACAGCTATCTTCAAATACTAAATGGAATAAATCCTCGTCATCTACAAGTAAAATTGAATCAATCATAGTTTTTTTATTTTATTTTTATTTTCAGTTTAGTTCCTATCTCATTTTTCTCACATCTTACCAAAAACTTGTGTTCTTGTAATATCGCAACACATATGTTTAATCCGAGTCCAGTTCCTGACTCTTTTTGTCCTTCTTTTCTTGTATATGGTTTTGATAAGTGGTCAAAATCTTCTTGGGTTATACCTCGTCCATTATCCTGAACCATTAACTCATCACCTTCCATATAAATTTTTACAAATTTTGATTCTGAGTCGTTATACTTTAATCCATTTCTAATTAAGTTGTCTATCGCCGTACAGAATAGCGCTTCATTAACTTCTATGGTTGGTAGTTCCTCAATAATGACCTGACTATGATAAGCCGTTGATGATAAATAATCATTTAGTATTGCTCTTAAATCACATTCAGCTTTATTTAATACCACATCCTTTTTAACCAAATTGGTAAATTCATAAACACCCTTATAAACTTTTTGTGAGTGTCTTAATCCCTCCTTAATCATTTTAATTGGAGCTTCAATTTTTAAACTTTCAATATCTTCAACTTTCAATCTTCTTTCCAAAGAACTTAATCCTCTTGGCATGTAAGTGTTAATACCCGAGTGCATGTCGTGTCTCAATATCTTGGCAGCGTGTTCCAAGTAAGTGTTCTTTTTTTCTATCTCTTGTGATTGTAAAACTTTGTCGGTAATATCAATCGCAATTTTCATAATTCGAATAACTTTACCATCATTATCAAAGATTGGATTGTATGTTGCTTGTAACCAAATTTCATCTCCATTCTTTTTAAGTCTCATAAATTGAGCGGATATGAAATCACCACTCCTTAATTTATCCCAGAATTCTTTATAGTCTATTGAGTTTGAATAATCATCGGTTAGGAACATACTATGGTGATTCCCTGTAATTTCCTCAATAGTATACCCCATAGATTCACAGAAATTTTTATTGGCAAACATTATATTACCTATCAAGTCAAACTCAATAACCGCATTGGATTGGTTGATGGCATTCATTCTATTTCTAATCTCAAGTTCTTTTTTCTTAACATCTGAAACATCATATCTTAATGATGTAAACCCTTTAAGTTTTCCGTCTCCTTCAAACTCGGCTTTAATATATGAATCAACCCAATATAGATGACCATCCTTTGCTTTGTTAGTCACAACTGCGTTCCATATTTCTTTATCTTTGATTGTTGTTTTATACATTTCATCCCACATTTCCTTTGGGTGAAATCCTGAATTAACTATTTTGTGGTCTTCCCCAACCGCTTCTTCTAAACTCCATCCTGATACTTCACTGAATTTTTTGTTAACATATGTTATCTTACCATTCTTATCCGCCTTACTAACTAATACTGATGTATCAACAAACTTCTCAAATTCTTTAAATTGATTGTATAATCTATTGGACTTAATATAGTTTCTAATTAAGCTAATAAAAACCGGAATGAAGAATAAAAAACAAACATATTCCGTTCCTCTTGTTAATCTTGTGCTAGGTATTAGTTCTATTAAAACCGAAGTCTTAACGACGAAGAATGTCAACATTATGACTAATGAAGACAAAATGAGTATTTTTATTTTTCTATCCATATTTTGATAAATATCATAATACTATTTATAAAATTTTTTGATTTACTATAATTTACCCGCAATAAAAAACCCGTCGGATTCGACGGGTTTCAAATTAAATAAACTCCAACTTATTCGTTACAGGGTCCCATTCTACTGTTAGTGGTTTTTGGGTATATTGATACCGTTCGTCTAATACCGAGGCATTGATGAAATGAGTATCACCATCAAAAACATAACCATACCCTGAGTGTATATGTCCGCAGACATGAATTTTGGGTTTTATTGTTTTAATTCTCTTTGTCAGTAATTCGCATCCAAGATTATCATACTGACCCATAATAGTATCCAAATAACCAAAGGCCGGTCCGTGAGTTATAAGTATGTCAGTATTATCAGGAATATCATTCCATTTCTGTTCAAGTTCTAATCCATTTTTTGGTAGGTTGAATGCCCAATTATGAAACTCAGGTTGCCAAGGACTACCATAAATGTTGGCAATCTCAATATTTTCTGAAGCAAAATGTAAAACGCTGTCTTGGAGATATGTAATCCACTCGTATGAATTAACAATTTCCATAGTTTCTTCGGGTCGTTTCTCAAATCCAAAGTCGTGATTACCTGCAATGAAGACAACCGCAGAATAATTAGTTAAACTATCAAACCATTTACAAAACTGTTGAATCTCGTGCTTATATCCCATTGATGAGATATCACCAGAGTGAATCAATAGGTCGCCTCCTGGCAAATCTTCAGTAATTTGCTTGTGTTTGTTGTGAGTATCCGATATGAATGTAATCTTCATACCACAAATATAAGAAATTAAAGTGAATTAACCAAGTCCTTGAACTTTTCTTTGTTATCCTTTATCCACTTTAGAATATCTGGTCTAATTTTATTTGAGAATGGACCAAAAATCTGAGCAACGGCTTGTTCCTCTTGATTTATATTTAAATATTTTTCTTCATCCTCGGGTGTTAGTGTTGGAATAATAATATCAAATGTAATACCCTGACTTCTAACTGCCGAACTTTTAATCCTTAGTTGATTCCCACCTTTTTGTTTTGGAGCAGAACAATTATTAGCATCTGAAAATATTTCTATAAAATTTTCTTTTGTAAAATAATAACTTCTTATTCTAGTTTCTATTTTTGTTGATATACAAACAATATCCGCCGTCATTCCGGCTAAAACATTTTTTTTAATATCTGTAAGTTCCTCGTCATTAATTAAAAACAAATTTGGTTCTCTGTAATTTTCTGTAACATTTTTAACAATTGCGTTTACCTCAGGACCAAGTGAAGTTAGGACTTGTTTGTATCCACCAATTACCGGACTTTCACCTTCATCTTCAATATACTTTTGTTCTACTGTACCAGGAGCCACTGAATAATCCCAACTTCCTGACTGACTTGTATTTAAATTCCCATTGTAAAGACCACACATTAAACCTTCAATTGCGTGACCCCTAATTTCTTTATATTTAACTATTCTGTCAATATAGTTCTCCATTCTCATTTTATTAACAGTATCGAGTTGGTTTAAATCAACATCTTTACCAAATTCAAATGATAAACCGTGGGTTCTTAATATCCTTTGAATAACAGCACTAGCCTCTTGCTTAACAATCGGAATTGGGTTATATAAATAAAACTTATTCTTATTCTCTTTAATTACTTTCTTCATTTTCCAATAACTAATTCGTTATAATTAAGTTTCTCCATTCCTTTCATATCATCAGTAATCTCATTATACATATAAGCCTTAACAACGCTAGTAATAGATTGTTCGGCTTGGGCAATCTTTGTTTCCATCCAATCATCAAGTTCTTCATCTTCACCCATTTCTTCCCACATTTTATATGCAAGTGTTGCAATTATGAAGAGTTGTTGTTTCGCCATATAGTTACCATCTTTACTTTCTTTAACTTCACCTTGGCTTAAAGTTTCTTCGATTTTTTTGAGTTGTGACTCTGTTAAAATATATTGTGCCATTTTTTTACTTTCTATATAAATAGATTGTTATGAAGAAAAAAAGGACCCGAAGGTCCTGTTTTTAAGCCCGACCCTGAATTTTGTTTTGGGTCGGTCCACCACTTTGTTGGTACAAAGATTTTTAGGCTTTAATTTTTGCCAAAACTTGTTCGGTATGGGTTACCCTTTCAGCGTTTGTAAAAATCAAACATTCTTTCAGAATACTAGCTGGAATCTGAATAAGTGTATCAGTCACGTTAAAATGATGGAACCCTTTATCTGAATCTATAGATACCTGAACCATACCCAAGAATAGTTTGAGCTGGGTGGCGTCTGAAAAGGTTTCTGAAAGTACGGTTCCAAATTTTGGGTGGATGATATTAAGTGTTGTGATTTTCATAGAACAAATATACGGCGGAAATTTGAATGTATCAAATTATTTTTCTACCCTAATAATAAAATCTGTCTTTGTTTTTGAGAAATCTTCTTGCTTAATTTCGTTCCAAGTTAGTTCGTTAAGAAAACTTTGAAAATCTTTGTCTTTAATTTTTTTTAGGTATTTGAGTACGTCCTGTTCTGTCGCATTAGGATTTACCTCAAGAAATTGTTTAATGATTGGGAATTTTTCCAAATCAATTGACTGAAGTTCTCTAACTCCTTTGTAGTAGTGCGACTCCACTACACCAATTTTAATTTCCATATCCATAGGTTCTTAACAATAAATATTTTAATTTAAGATAATAGTTAATCTAAAATCTTAAAGTCTATGTTAAGACTAAGTGGAATATTGGAAATATCTTTATTAGAGACCAATCTGCCCGAATCTCCTATCTGAAAAATAATTTCTTTGGCTTCATCCAAAGTAATTTCCCTTTGTTTTTTGATAATGATATTCGCGTTTAAGAGTCTTTCTTCAGACATTTCATACTCAGCCCAAAGATTTACACCTTTTTGAATCTCAATACCGACAATCTCAAAACCAGTGACGGTCTTGTTAACAAAAGAATTAATAACCTTAACTATGGATTTGTTTATCTGTGTCATAACACAAATATACAAAAAAAAATCCAAATCAAGAAAAATATTTGGTCCAAATTTTCTCAGACTTCAAAGAATAAAACCAAAGACTTAGTTTATTTAAGAAGTTAAGTTTAAACATAGATGAAAACAAAGCTCTTTTCATCCTTGAAACAATACTTTCAACTTTGGATGGATTTGCATAATAAACAGGGTTAACCCAGTCAACTTCATTTGAAGTAACAACTGGTATGTTGTTATTAACGAAATCAGCCGATACAATGTTAAATGTCTCACTGAATGAAACTTGAAGACCAATATCCATTCTTTGTACTAAATCAATAAATTCATTATGACTTAACCATCCGTGTTCAATAAGTTCGTGTCTTGGATTGTTCTTAAATAACTCTCTAAGATTTTTAAGAACTGGTTCACCTTTACCCTCTATTCTTTGAGTGTTGATGTGGAATCTCAATTTCTTTTTATAAGTGTCAGCAAAATCAATTGCAGCAACTGCTTGGATTAACTGATTTTTAAGTGGTCTTATAGCACCAAAGCAACCAACATTAAGAACCTTTTTAGTTATAGGTTTTGGTTTATTTGTATTGAAGAACCCTACTGGATAGTAATTTGGTAGATAAACAAATTGTTTGTCTGTTAATAGTTCAAAGTTAAAATTAGTCTCCCAGTCGTTTGCTGAAATTTTTACATTATCATATTTCAAATATTCATAAATCCACTCAATAGCAATTCCTTCATTAGCCAAAAATGAAATATCACTATGTAATCTTATAATCCACTGTACGTTTGGGTGAAGTTTAGTTAATACCTCAAACTTTGACGGAACAACCCATAACGCCTCAATAATTACGTGAGTTGGTCTATACTTTGACACTTCTTTGTCAATTCCATTGTTATCTTGAACTTCAACCAAATTAGATTCAATCCCATTTTTGTTTAACATATCGGAAACAAAACGAGCCGAGTTTAATAGTCCTGATGATACTGAAGCGTAACCAGTGTGTGAACTTTGTCTTTTTTTGAGGATAAAGAGAACCTTTTTTTCCGTTTTCATAAGTGGATGGATTATACCTATAAATAACGCTCAGACTAGTAATATTCAAAAAAAAAATAATAAAAAAAAGGTGGATTTCTCCACCTGTAAGTTGTTGCAACTGAAGGATTCGAACCTCCGACCTTCAGGTTATGAGCCTGACGAGCTACCACTGCTCTAAGTTGCGATGTATAAGTTAAACTAAGCCTGAGATTACAGCTTTGATTGAGAACCTTTTGAAGGATTATTGTTTCCCTTCTTATCCACTTCCTTTTGAGAAGTATTTCTCAGTCACGGTCTTTTAGGTTTACCACTCCTTGAGGTTTAAGTTACTCTCTTATTACTTGACTCTTTCCGAGGTTGCCACCCCAGTTCATCCTTGCGGGATTAAAGGTCTTTCGTAAAACTACAGTTAGACTTGGGGTCTTTCTGTGCCACGGACAACCCGTGACTGTGTAGTGACCTTTCACTCAAACCTGATGGACACTTTTCCTTTAATTATTGTTAATAATTTTAGATTGTGTCGTGGATGTGTCAGAGTAGTGGTCCACCTTAAGCTCCGTCTCCTTTTGGGCGACGAAATACTAAACTACTCCGTGAGATATCCCTATCTCCATACTTTCAGTTTACTTCATAAAGAGACCTTGGTAGGTCATCTTTAGGGGTAGTAGCGACACCACTCGTTCTCTACCTTACCTTTCGGTTTTAAGTCCCCTTCGGTATTGGAATCCGCAATTGTGTAGTTGGAGCTACGTTTCTTACTTGATTCCTATGGGTTATTCTTGTTGGTGTTCCCACCTCAACTTGACAATCCACTTTGCCAGGTCACCTGACCACTTTCCCTACAGTGTTACCCTCGGTACTAAAGGTCTTGTGATATCCCACTTGTGTACTCGAGTTCCTTTCGAAACCGCAACCTCCTCAACACGGGGGAGGTCACTTTATCCTACTTTCGTAGTTTATTTAAGGACCATACACGGCCCATTATCTTTTATCAGTTATCATCACCCGAAGGTTACTTTCACTGAATGGATAATCTTACTTTTCAAAGAACTTCTTCGGTCATTTCCGAATTGTTTTACAAATTTAAGTCAAATTTTTCGTTCTGTCAAATTTTTCTTAAACTTTTTTTTAAGATTCGAGACTTGTATCTTAATCGTTGTCCGTCTCAAATCTTTTACAAATATACGGTTAATTTTTCAATCTACCAAATTTATTTGTGTTTTTTTTAGATTTAACTTTCCGAGTATCTTTCATCACCTGTTGGTGTCAAATCTTTTACAAATGTAAGAATAAATATGACTGGAACAAGCAAAATCAAGAAATTATTTTAAAAATAAAATCTTTTAACCCTCCAACCATATCAAGCTCTTCTATCTCCTCAATAGAAAAATAACCACACTCAGTATGTTCGTGTCCGTCTTGAGCATGTCCTAAATTTGGTTCAATCTCTTCATTTACCTCAAAAAGAAATATATTGAGTTCACTTTTGATTTTACCGGACTTATATCTTTTAATCTTACCCAAATACTTTATTGGGTCTGTAATCTCAAGATTTGTTTCTTCATAAAACTCTCTATAAGCACAGTCCATAGGGTCTTCCCCTTCTTCCATATGTCCCATAGGAATTGCCCATTCCCCACTATCGGACCTTTGACAAAGTAAAACTTTATCATCACTTAATACTATTATACCTGCGGTTTGTTTCATATATACTTGTATTTATAAATATGTATGTTAGAATAAATGATATTGACCTCAAAGTTAAAACTTGTCTTACAAAGATAAGCAAAGAAGAGGGAATGATGAGAAAAACTTTCACCAATTTTGATGGGATGTTATTCTTTATGGGCTCGGGTAGTCATTGTATGTATATGAAAAATTGTATCATCCCTTTGGATATCATTTTTATAGATTCTAACCTTACCATAGTCGATATTTTTAATGGTTGCGAGCCTTGTAAGACTGATAATTGTCCTAACTATTGTTCCTCAGGGGAATATGTATTGGAATTACCTGGTGGATTCTGTCAAAAAAACAACATAGTTGCCGGGGATGTTTGTTCCTTTGATATGTAAATTATTTTGTTAAGAAACTCCTAAAAAAATATATTCGGGTTTCTTTTGGGTCTTATTGGTCTTATTTATATATCTTTGTAGGACTTAAACCAATAAACTTTTAAAACTATGAAAATGAAATTAAAGATTTTTTTGATTACGTTTCTTTTTTTGTTAACCTGTTCTTTGCTTTGCTGGAACATTTCTAATAAACCAAAATCCTTTAACGAGGAACTATACGAAATTGGTTCCAACGAATCCGCTCTACCTTGTGAAAGAATGTATTACCTCATTGAGACTTACTCTGACAGTTTCAGTGTTCCAAAGTATATTGCTTACGGTGTGGCATATAAGGAAACTAGATATAGAGGTCCTTTAGATACCCTATATAACCCATTTCTAACTTCTCACGCTGGCGCGGTTGGGGCAATGCAAATCATGCCTCGATACGCATCATATTTTGCAGAAAGGTCGGTCACAAAAAAAGAATTAATGAATAACTTGGAAACCAATGTTTGGTTATCAATGAAAATACTTGCTCAGCATTATGAAAGATATAAAAATTGGTCACTTGCTTGTGGTACATATAATACAGGAAAACCTACATTAAACAAATACGCAAAGTTTTGTGGCGACAACTCAAACTTTGTTAAGAATTGGGTTAACCTTGATTCTTCGAAGACTCGATTTTTTCTTGCAGAACTCTAACAAATTCGTTCTGTACCATTTTTAAAAACTTAATGTAAGCAGCGTCTTCTTTTTCGGGGTCATACTTGTATTTTCCTTGTGGTGGTCTCTTTCCTCTTCCAAAGAAGTTGAGGCCAGATATATTGGTGATACACTTATGGCCCCCACTGTTTGCCTGAATGATATCCCAAGCTGGAACAGTTATTTTATCAAGTATAGCCCATTCTTCTTCGGTTAAAGTCTCAGATGGTTTTTCCATCAAACTTTTAATTTCAACTAGGTACTTAGCCCCACCTTCCATATCCAAAAACTTTTCTCCGTAGATTGCAGCAAAGTCTTTAAACGTAAATCCTACTGACTCTTCACCTATCTTTCCTTCAGATACCCACTTAATTGTTGATAGTGGTACTTTTCTATCTTTTAGTTGTCCTTCCCACTTAGATAATACCTCTTGAGCTATCTCGCCTAAATTAACTCCTTTCAATTCTCTTTCCTTTTTAAATGGATTACAAGAAGCTTGAAGGAGTCCAAGAGGCCATGCAATAACTAAGAAGTCAGCCTCAGGGTTGTTTTTAAATGGAGTATATCTATCATAAGAACCTGGTTTCATCATGCTACCACCACCATATTGAACTATGACATTACCTTTAACATCAGGGTAATCTTTCATTTTTTCTATATAGTCCGCTTTGTTTTTCTCTAATGACTCAATTGGTGCATAATTTTTTTCCTCCATTATTTCTTTTATTTTAAGAAATAAATTAAGAAGGGATGGTTTTGCCTCAGCAACCAATCTTTCTAAGAAGTTTGGTTTGTTCTTAAATGCAAGTAAAAGTTTGTTTGTTACAAGACCAAGTAACATTCTATTCTTTTTCGCAGATACATCCTTATCAAATTTATAAACATAGTTCATTACAGTCTCTGGTGTAATTTCGTTTTTGGCAAAATCAGCACTGTCAACCATTGAAATTGTTGCAACATCCTCTGTTGGGAATAAATCTGTCTTTGGTATAATCTGAGATAGTGTCTCCACGTTTGACCTTGATTGTCTGAATGACTTAGAGCCCGTTTCTTCGGCACCAGCTTGTCTATCGTGGTGGTCTGTATGAATAACGAACATCGGTTTACCGTGTGCAAAGTCAACTAAAACCGGCATAACTTCACCTCTTGCATCTGGTTTCTTCACAGACCATTCTTTGTCACCATATTGAATTACTTCAGTGTCAACCACATCAATTCCATTTGACTGTAGGTAGTCTCTCATTGCAATTGCGGTGGTTACTCCATCCAAATCTTGGTGGAAATAAATTTTTGCCTTTTTGTATCTATCAGAGAGTTCTCTAATATTTCTAATACCAGATTCAGATATTAATTTTCTCATTCTAAAGTCAAAAGATATTTGAGTTTATTAAACCCATGCAACATTTCGTCTCTTAAATTTAAAAGGTCAGAATCTTCTTGTGGGTCGAATACCTCTGTCAACTGAATTAAAAAAATACAAACTCCATCAACAAAACTTTGTACTGATATTTCAGATATATCTTGTCCTTGAATTGTATATCCTCCTTGGTAGGATGGTCTTCCGTGTTTACCCATACAAGCTTCAACAAAATCATCAATCAATTCATTTAAATCTTCATATAGTTTTCCATATGCCTTATGTTTAGCGTAAGATTTTGTCTGCCAGTGTAAAAATTTTAGTTGGATTTGAGCCTCAACTAATTTTCTGATGATATCTGAATTTTCCATATTTTAATATCCTTCTGCCGCTTTACAGGAGATTTTACCTTGTTTATCTTTTTCACAAAAAGCCTGTTTTAATTCATTATTAATACACGCTCTTCCAGTGAATGGTATTTGACGTTCACCATCAACTATAATTTTACTTTTAACATATTCGGCGGTAACTTTTTTTTCACCTTCATAATAATCACCTTCCTTACAATCTGTACCTTTCATTTCCTCTTCTTCATTCAAATAAGGTTTTGCATCACCAAGTTTTGTATTAATAAGTTTGTTGAAATTCTCGATTACGATTTTCTTTCCTCCTGAGTGTTGTTCACGGATTCCGTTTTTTTCTTCGTCAGATAAATCATTCAATAAATGTTTCATAATATTTTTTTATATAAATATAACCCAAAACAAAAATGGAGGTCAATGACCTCCATTTTCAAATACTATTTCTTGTTGTTTCTTTTTATCGACAAAGGCTTGAATCCTTTCCCTTGCAATTTCTGTATAGTTTGGACTGAGTTCAATACCAATCCATCTTCGGTCTAATATTTCAGCGGCTACGCAACTTGTTCCACTTCCATTAAATGGGTCAAGAACAATGTCATTCTTATAGGTTAAAATCTTAATTGCCTTGGTCGGAATATCCATTGAAAATGTTGCCTTAGTCATTGGTCTACTATCATTAAGATATTTCCACTGACCGAACACTAACTCCATAAACTCTTTCTTGTCTTCATCCTGATAAACAACTTTGGTCTTGAATGTCCCATCCTCTTGTTCCATTTGAGTTGGTACTCCTTTCCATTGTGGTTGACCTTTAACTTTCTTGATGTGATGTTTCTTATATGCAAGAATTACACATTCCTTCGGATTATAAATATATGGGGAGCTACAACTCATCCAACTTCCCCAAGCGGTTGTCTTACTTCTGTGGGGACTATCCTCCTCAAGGTCAACAATTCCAAAGAATTTGAATCCGATTTGTTTCATCACCTGATAAACCTCAGATACCAAAAATATACGGCCACCCTTTTCTTGACGGTTGATTTCATATGGAATATTCAACGCAATACGGCCATCGTCTTTCAAAACTTTATAAGCCTCAGTGAGCCAATTTTTACTGAACTCAAGATACTGATTAATTTCCATATCATCATCGTGAGTATCATAGGCGATGTTCACACCATATGGGGGTGATGTCACAATCAAATCAACTGAACCTTCGGGCATTTCACCCATAACTTCAATACAATCTCCGTTAATTACTTTATTTATATAGTTTTCAATCATTTTCTCTTCCAAATATATTTCTTCTCCACCACTTTCCAAAACTATTTTTTGGTTTATCAGGTATAAGTCCGTCAAAATAAAAAATACTTAAAACAAGTATAGTAAAAAATATATAAATTTTCCAAAACATTTTATTTCTCTAGATTTTTAATCTTTCTATCCAAATACCAAAGAGCCTTCTTTAGGTCTTGGAGTTCTTTGTCAGAGTCCTTTTTACCCGCTCTTGCAACATACTTAACTACGTTGAACAAATAAGCGTCCATATCAAGACCCCAAGCCTCGCATACTTTCACAACTTCATATGCGTTTTCTTCACCTCCATAATGCTGTGGGTGATTTACCATTTCTTTTGACATAAATTATTTTGACTTTACAACGTAATAATCCTTACCGTACTTACTTTCCTCGATTAAATCTTCATTTATCATTTCATTGATAATATCCAAAGTTTCTATCATTGGTTGTCTAACCAAATGTTTTGAAATATAGGATATATGAATTGGTCTTCTTAGTTTAGCTAAGAGTGTTTGTTTTAAGGAATTCATCTTTAAGTTCTTGAAATTTTTGTTCGATTTCTTCATCTTCGAAGACCAAAGAGTCTGCTCGCAAATATAGTTCAATAATTGCAGGATGCATAGTAATTTGTTCGATAACTGATTTTCCGACTATTTTTTTGTTAAATCCCATTTTTTTTTAAATTTTTTATAGTGTTTTTTTGTATTATGTAATTAAGAATTTTTCTTTTAAAAGCCGGAAGTATTGACGACTCAAGTGGGAAATCATACACAGCTTTCAACTCAAATATAGGTAATTTTTTCTCTATATCAAAGTCAAAAACAAAATTATCTTCTGTTTGCTTTAAGAGAATAACATTCATTTTGGTATCAATTGTTATTCTTTCTTTTCTTTCTATTTGATATTTCCATACTTTTCTTCCAGTTTGGAAATCAGAATAAAAATACCCGGTTAACTCATGGATATTTTTTTCATTCTTTATAATCTTCAAACTAATTGAATCATAAACAATGTTCCAAACCGCTTTCATCATATTGAAATAATCCAACACTTTTTGACCTGAGTATTTTACAATCTCAGTAAACTCATCATAATCTTTTTCATCTATGATTGGGACGGGTTTAAATTTTAAATCTGATATTAAAATTTCATCGTCAACATTAAATAATTTCTTTTCAAAGTACAATGTTTTAAACTCGCCAGATATTGATTGGAGGTTTGCAAGATGTATTGAAAGTTCTGTATAGGTTGGGTATACTTCAAACTTATCTATTTTTTTATCACAATACTTTAGGAAATCCATTAAGACATATTGTTTATGTTCTAGGTCAATGGGTTGCGTATAAATCCACTCCGGTCCCATTTTAAATAGGGGTTTTTCCTTCTTAACCTTATTTACATCAACATCTTGCATTAATTATGTCTAAAAATATAATACTCTCTTTCATTGAATCTGATTGTGTCGTAACTATTGTCATATGATGACATTTGTCCGTAATCTTCATTATCTATAAGATACTGAACTAATGCACTTTTGTCAAGGTAATCGTCAATATCACTACCCATATTACTTAGATATTCTTTGTAATTATCAACATAGTAATCTACAGTATCTGATATTTTTTCTTGAATTGCATCTTCTTTATACTCCCCTTCAGGTGAATCATTAATTTCATCTATCTCAGTTTCAATTTCTTGGATTCTGTTGTTTATTTCATCATATGCATCGTCTTCAGAATCTAAATCACTTAATCTTACTTCAAGTTCATCTTTTTCTGTTTCCAATCTTTGTATTTCTTCTTGTTGACTTCTGCTTAATTCTTTATCATTTTCATCAAGGTATGAATCGGGATTATCTCTAACATCATTTTCATAGGTATCTTCAATTTCGCTTCTTAATCTATCCATATCCAAGTTATCTTCAATAACCCACTGGCTAAAACCTTCTGTTCCCACCTCATCAACATAATTTTCCCAATAGTCTTCAAATGCTATATCAACTTCACCTCTTGTTCCCAAGAAATATTCTTCACCGTCTGAATCAGGTAATTTTGATTTGAATAACACAAGTCCGTACAGTTTTCCATCTGGAATCAAATCATAAACATCACCGAACTTTCCATCATTAAGTTCTTGGATTTCAACATCAACAGCTTCTATTTGACCTTGTAATCTACCATACTCTTCACTACTGTCGTCAAGTTGGGCTTGTGATTCTTCAAGTTGTGATTTTCTATCCTCTAATTCATCTATTTTTTCTTGTAAATTTTCAGGTCTATCCTGAAGGTCATCTCTACCTTTTAGATATTCAAACAAAGCATTTGCCTTAGTATTATAGGGGTTATCTAAATCAGCCCATTCACCACTTTCTCTTCTACCTTGAGCAATTGCAAGTATTCTTGCATTCTCTTTTGCTCTTCTAATCCGATACATTTTAGAATTGTAATCACTAACATATCCAGTTACTTCAACTCCTTCAGTTGATTCAATTTCTGTATCACGAATATCCAATCTACCAGTAATCTTTACTATTGGTCCAAGATTTTTTGTTTCAGGGTAATCTGACAAATCTAGGTCTCCATTGATGATAATTTTTTTACCCTTGAACTTAGGTAGTCTTGAAAGTCCATTTAAATTACCTGACATCAACTTCAAATAAGTTGCTATTTCATCTTGGTCTGAATACTCAAACTCACTTTCTTGAGCCTGCTCTCTCAAAATTTTGATTATGGAACTTCTTAAATTCATTAAAACATTTTCTTAATAAATATACAAAAGTATATATACTATTTCCTTTTGAAAGGATAATTAAAATATTTATAAGTAATAAACTTCAAAAACAGATTGTCATATGGGGTGTGGATGCAAAAACAACCAACAAACTCAGCCTGTTCAACCACAAGGTCAGCAGGCTCCTCAACAGCAGAACGAGAACGTTCAACAAGCTGTTCAACAGACTATTGAGAAATACTACCAACAAAAAACAAAAGGTTAACCCTTTTGTATATTTCCGACTAGTCAATAAGAAAGGGGATTTATTTCCCCTTTTTTTTATATTTATAGGTAATAAACCATTAATACAAATAGTACTATGAAAAAAGGTGGTGGTTGCGGTTGCGGAAAATAATTTCGCCCCGTACAAATTAAACTGAAAATAAAAAGGGGGATTTATTTCCCCCTTTTTTAATATTTATTGATATGGATTTGAAAAAGAGCACGCTTAAAGAAACAATTATTAGAGTTTTACGTGAAGAAGAGGAACAAAAATCATCAAAAATTGATGAAAAACTTATGGGTATTATTAAAAAACTTAATGATGGTGAAATTGATATTGAGTTTTTAAATAAGTTTATGGGTGGTTTAGATAATTTTATTTCCTTATTACAAAAAAGAAATTTATTATATCTTATAGACCCTTTTAATAAATCTTTTGAGGAAATTCAAAACTCTTTATTCTATGCATTCTACCAAAATGATAAGAGATTTATATGGAAATTAGTTGACCATTATCTTTCAGATGTTACAAAAATTGGTGATGAATACTACTTGGATATAGATGCATCAGATTTGGCAGGTCTTTTTAAAACAAGTAGAAGTGATATAAGTGAAAAAGCAATTGAATCAATTATAAATGGTGAAGACTATTTTGATTCTTGGGATGTTACCAATGATGAATATGGTGATGTTTATCAAAATTTAAACCGTGAGCACAAAAATACGGTTAATGATAGGGTTAGGTCAGAACTTGGAAATTATGAGACACTGTTAATTGGATATAGAACGCCAGAATTATTTGACGAAATAGCTGAGGAACAAGGAACTGAAGGAAAAATTAATATTGATGACTCGGTAATTAATAGATTAATCTCAGATGAACAATCAATGAGATATCTTATAAATGAAGAACTTGATGATGTAAGAAGTGACCTATATAGTTTATACAATATGTGTTATCAAGATGCTTTGCAGGATGAATGGTATAACAGTATAATGTCAGAACTTGAGGGTTACGTTATTGACGATAGAAAAGGTGAACAATATTCTTACAAAAAAGATACATGGAACATGAAAGGGGATAGGGTAACAAAAACTTTTTACGGAAATAGATATAAAGCAACCAAATGTATATATGATATAGTATCTGAATGGTTAACGGAAAATAAAAATAATGACGGATATGGACAAAGTAATCTTGGATATTTTGGAAGTTTAGAAGGTGTATTGAGAGATTTAGTTAATTACGGAAATAAAGAAGAATTAAGAGTCCCAAGATTGAATGATTACCCTGATTACAGAAAAATTGAAGGGTGTATTAATGACAATTTCTCAAGTTATTTCTAAAATCCATTTATAGTCCAAATTTTATTAATTAAAATTGTTTTATGAGAAGATACAAACTAAACTCAAGACAGGGTCTTTGCAATTTTTTTGCAGAATATATGGTGGAAGAAATAAGTCAAAATGGAAAGCATGATACAATGATTTCCGTGTCTGATTGTGAATCATTGATATTAATCAAAGGTTTCACAAAGAGAGAAGATATAATTGACGTGAAAGACATTATAAATAAATTCATTTCAAAATACTCCTCTGAATTTACATTTACCGACCTACAAAAAGTTAGCACATTAGATATGGTTTCCTTTAATGAAGAAAAGAAGTTTAAGGAAAAAAAGTTAAAGTTCCATTTTGAAAGAGATGTTCAATTTCCAAAATTTGACATGAATGTGGTCAATACTCCAATCGTGTCTTCTGAGTTTCCTTATGGTTTTTCTAAAAACTATCTAAAGAATCTTTATCTATATCTTGAACATATCATATATAATGTTCAAGACCATTTTGGTTACACATTTATTGAGATTACTGTAGAGGAAAATAATGGAGGTGGTGTCAAAATTTCAAATATTTTATCTAACTCAGTTTATCCACCTACTGTTCTTAAATCAATTATATATGATAATTTTGAAATGAATGTCTCTGAGATTAATGAACTAATTAAAGAACAAGACTTAGTTAAAGAATTATCTTACTCAATCCAAAATTCCCCTTGGTTTATAATTAAAGAAAATTCAGAGTTTAGAGTGATTTAAACTCTTTTTGAATGTCCCACCACCTGGTAGAAATCTTTCTTTCCTTGACAATATTGTTGCATAAGTATAAGTAGGTTTTTGAACATAAAAGCACCAGGTGTTTGCTTTTCACATCTAATAAATAACTCAATGAAAGCAGATAAAACATCTACAGTATACCCGCCCTCACCATTTAACTCAGCGTATTTTTTTGTGTGAGTTTGATTGTAGATTAATGTATAACTATTTCTTTCTTCAACTGTTTCAAATGGTTCCATTTTATCATATAGGTCAATCCATTCACTGACATATTGACATACCAGCTGAGAGTGGTGTTCTGATTTGATTAACAAATCAACAATCCAGTGAGTATGGGATGGAGCCCTTAATCTTTTACCAGGTTGTTTATATTTTACAATAAAGTCAAGGTCGGGTCTTGCACCTCTTGCTCCTTGATAAATGGCAATAATAATCCCGTCATCCATCTTCCAATGGGCAACGGGATTATGTGTAATACCTTTTTTGTTAAAAATTAATTCTTTCAAATTCTCTCTTTAATGATGTTCAACGCTTCTTCTAGTGTTTGATAATCTTGGTCCGGTGCAAATAGACCTGATTTAGATGTGTCATCTCCATCAACAATCATAAATGCCGGAACCAAATCATTTTTCACTTTTGAAAACATCTGATATTCATCAGAGTGCTCGTGAATATCTCTGTTTACATATTCTACACTATTTTCAGACAAGATTTTCTTAAATTCTTGGCAGTGAGGACATCCCTCCATTGTAAAAACAACAACCTGTTTCATTATACACTTTCTGTTATAAGTTTATTAATTTCTGTTGAACTCCTGAGTCCCACGGTTGTACTAATCACATTACCTTCTTTGAACATCTTCATAGTTGGGACTGAGCGAACCATATATTCTCTTGAAAAGTTAACGTCTTCTTCAACATCAATTTTATAAATCGGGGTGTTTGAGTTAACCTTTTTTAGTTCCTCTTTTAACATTTTGCACGGACCGCACCAACTGGCGGAAAAACTAACTAGCATAGTTTCCTTATTTGCAATTTTTTCTCTTAATTCACTTACTGATATTTCTTTCATTTTTTTAAACTTGTTAATAATAAATTTATTTGTTGTCGGTCTTGGAAATCATAATAAATCCTCATCTTATAATTATTAGATGTTTCAGACTTAATTATTGTGTCAAGTGACAAATATATGTAATATAGTCCTTGAACTTTACAAATATACTCCAAAACCAACTCTTTTTTACTTTCTAAAACAGAATTTTGATATATCCCAACAACATTCTTTTTTGTGGTTAGAATTTCAGGTGTAAACCCGTGAACATCATTATATTCTAACATGCTCGCATTTGGATTACTTACATAAATTACACTTTCTTTATCAAAACTCAATAAGTCCATATGTTTCAGTATTAATTGATGTTAGTGAAGTAATCTTTCCGTTAATTCCCCACATTAAATCAACAGGGGTTCTAGAATTATAATTTATAAACCACATTTTTGGAAGTGTAAAGTTGCCCGAGGAAGACAATTTATTTTCCATAACCTCAATGGCGTCTTTCCAATCTTCTGTTGGATTTTCATTAAACCTTGCCCTTGTTTGAGCGTTCTTCCAAAGAACTCTTCCACTTTCAGTCTTTTTTGGAATGAATTGCATTGTAAGTCTTTCGTTATTTTCATTCCTCAAAGATATAATCACAGAGACAATATTTCCATTATAGGTTTTTACACAGTTTGACTGGTGAGAACTCTCTTCAATGTATTGATTGTTCTTTTGAAATAAAACTGGAGTATACCTGATACCATAAACAAAGAATGGTTGTTGAACATAATTAACAAACGTTTCATCGAACTCTCTTTCATAATGACCTTGAGTGTAGAAGTCATATTTATCTGTAAATTCTATGTGTTCTTTTTTAAAACTTGAAATATCGGTAGCCTTCCATCTTACTTTTTCATGCTTTGTAATTTCATTATAGAACCTAATGTGGTCATTAATTGAATGTAATGAACCTCCATATTCAAAATGGGAAAGAAGTGTCAAATAAAAATTTAATTTTTCTTTTTTGTTCAACCCATTATAAAAATCAATTACACTCTTACCTAAAGAACCGGGATGAACAGTTTTTTTATTTTCAACAAATATTGTAAGTTCACTTTCAGGTCTTTGAATTAGAAAATCTATTGAAAAAATGTTAACCAAATGTTGCAAGTCATAAAAATCAATCTTGCTTGACTGATGTAAAATCTTTCTAAACTTGTCACCCTTTAACCCGTAGTGTTGCATATAAGTTTCAACCAATCTCATTCCATTCTTTTTGAATAATCTTTGAGATGGTTTGTTTCCGCATTGTTTGAATGCTGAGAAATTATTAGGAAACTTTATACCCTTATTTGTCAAATATTTAAAATATAAGTCGCCAGTGATGTCAAAATAGTTTTTTCTTTCATCAATACCCATTTTAGAAAAAAACTTTCCATACATTTCATTCACCTTATTAATATCCAAGACCTCAGCTTGTGGATATTCAGGGTTTTCAACTGATGTTGTTAGTGGAATTACTTGACCATAAATTTGGTTTAAACTATTAAAAAAATGATTACAGTTTATCTTCCTACTTTTTTTTCTTTTATTGTACCCTGAAATATACCCGTGATAAACATTTTTAGTTTTCTTATTTAGGGTAATAAAATAGACATCACTCCTCCTTGAAAACCATACAACACCTGGTTTTCTAGTTTTGTTTGTTATGAACAATTTAAGAGCAATTTTATTTTCGTCCTCTTCAAGACATAATGTATATCTAGAAATCTCAATACGGCATAGTGGATTACCAAAATCTTTTAGTTCTTTATCGACATCCAAATATCGACGCTTAAAAACCCACTCCTTTTGTTTATATATAAGAAAACCATAGTTTAATATTGGGTCCGTGTCAGGGTCCCAGTTATTTTTATTAATAGTCGCCGGCTCCCGTAAGGGGCAAGTGTCTTCATATTCGGTCACCCAAATTCTCTCATAGACAATCTTATCAATTGTTTCCATACAATAAAGATAGTAAAAAAGTTTGACTAGTTCAAAATAAATTCACCCCATTTTGTCTTATGGATGGGAACCATAACTTCAATTTCTTTAACCTTTTCCGTGCTTTTGTAAAGTTTTACAAGAATATCAAGAAGTTGTTTTTGAGTAAGAGTAATTTCTTCTCCTTTGTCAAAATTCTGATATACAGTAATTCTAACCTGCATAAAGAACTTTTCTTTATCCATCTCTCCGATAAGATTTTTCAAGTCCTTGGGATTTTTCTCAAAGAAACTGATAAAACCAGAAATATAAATTTCACAATCCACATTGTTTTTCATACTCAAATTATTTTTGGACTGCTAATATACTAAAAATTAGTCTTTCTTAAAATACAAACCGTTACCAATATCATCAAACTTATCAGCAATGGAGTCAGGAATCCTCAAAGATGGGTCACATCCTGAGATATTAACAAATGAAAGATTATCCATAGTACCAATAGACTCCGGAAGTTTTTTCAAACCTTGGTTATTTGGTAGCGACAAGAAATTAAGTGATTTACAATAAGAAACTTCATCAGGTAAACTATCAATGATATTATCCAACATAAGTGTTTCCAAAGATTGGAATCTTGAGATTGATGGTGGAATCTTAATTGTTGTATTTGCCACCTTATTCTCAATAACCATACTTACAATATTATCAGGAAGGTTATCAAAAATTTCTTCAGCTCCGTAAAGAGCGATGAACTTACCTGCAGCTCCTTGAGGAATTTGAATATTAACTTTCTTATCCCCTTCAGCAACAAGACCTTTTGCAAACTCAGGTTTGAAATAATCTTTAAGCTCTTTAAGTTTACCATTCAAAAGTTCAACCAAATTTTGTTGACGGTCTTCTCTATCCATAAACTGCTGGTCAGGGAAATGGAACTGATATCTTTCAACTGGAAGTCCTGATACTTGCCCAAGGTCTGGAGATTCATTTGGAAGGATTACATAAAGTGGTCCTTTTGACAAATATCTCTTCCACCATTCAGCACCAGGTGAAGATGTACACCATCTTGATTCACCTTTCTCAGGCATGTGTGAACCACCATAGAAACAAGCCGCGTCTTTTTGGAGTTCTGATGTTCCCTCAATTTTAATTACAGTCCAAGTAGGTCCACGGAATACAACATTAGCACCAGGGTGCTCGTAACTCTTTTTAGCCTGTTCTTTCTCAGTTTTTGATGCTTTAGTTTTATCCAAACTTAAATCTTTGGTTAATTCATAAACATCATCTTTAGTGAGTTTTGCAATATCTCTCTTTTCTTGAGGGAAGGTATTCTTAAATCTTTCATATTTTTTAAGGTCAGTCGTAACCTTATAAAGGTCTTCCATAAATAAATCTTGATACTGCTTAACAGCTTGAGCATAAGCTCTTGGGTCTTCGGGATTTGCCTCGATATTTGCCGGCTTCATAAAGTTCTTGATAAGCCAGTTAGTGTATTTACCAACTTTAATTTTCTCCATATCCGCAACTGATGCGGTATCAACATCAAACTCAGCACCTCTTGGTACTATAGTGGTAGGGTCAGCAAAGATTAATGCCTTTAATATTTCAAAAGGAATCTTTTTTGGGTCTGGTTTAAACTTTCCTTCAGGTGAAGGTTGTTGTACGAGACTATCGTAAAGAACCTTAAATCTTGAATTTTCTAAGATAATAGATTTTAAAATGTTGGTAAATTTCATTTTTAAACTTTTTTATATAAATATATCAATAATTCATAATTAACAGTTCTTCTCCCATATTTTGAGTCTGTCCTTTCTTGGCTGCGGCAGCCTTGGCAAACTCCTTCTTTTCCCATCTATATTGGTCCTCGGGGAACCACTCGTGCAAAAGTACAAAATCGTAGTAAGATAAAGAAAACTTTCCTTCAATAGTTTTCAACACATTTGCCAATCTCTCGTGGTCATCACGGTCAAAATCGTGATTTGAGTAGTAATTCTCGGTTTTCCAATACGGAGGGTCAAGATAAAAATAAGTTGTCGGACTATCAAATTCTTTTATAACATTTTCAAAGTCACCCAATCTAAAATGACTTATTCTATTAAAATGTTCAACCCAATCAGGTTTTGACAACTTATCTCTAAACGTAAGATACTTTGACTTATACTTACCCTTCAAATCAATGAAGGAACTAGTCTCAGGTTTAGACCCACTGAATACTTGTGTTAGGACATAAGCGTATTTTGCCGCAACATCATAGTCAGGATAGTTTATAGTAAACCCATCCCCAAATATTTCTTTTTGGAATGTGTTAAACTGTTCTCGGTAAACTGGTGGTGTCTCCTCAACTCCTTGTTGTTGGCATGGTATTCTATTAACCGCTGAAAGTAATACTTCAGGGTTCTGAAGACACATGAACAAGTTGTAGTTTAGTGGATTGAAGTCATTATAAACAACCCGTTTTAGATTTGGGTATTGTTTCAAATCCATATTAAAGAAACACCAGAACATTCCTCCGAATGTCTCTACATATGTTTCCATATCAGTTGGGTAATATGGAACTATCCATTTACCTATTTTTGATTTTCCTCCGATGTATGATAGCATGTTGTAAATATAGTGTTATTTCATTAAGAAACCAAGTTCATAAACAAGTGGACGCATTCTGTCTTCCAAATTTTTATATAACTCTCTAAACTCTTTAAAGTCCTCGGCATAATATTGCTTCCAAAGAAGTTTAAGTTGGGCATAACCGGCATCCCAAGATTTCAAATGGTTTTCATCATTAGCAAAAACTTCTCTCATCGACATTGATTTTTTTACTAGTTCAGTAGCCTTATCAAGTACAAGTTTTGCATCAGGTGAAAGTTTATCATAAATCCTTTCTTCACCAAACAAAAGTCTGTAAACATATCTGTCTGAGTCAGTTCTAGCATCATTATAGAGGTCTGAATAACTATTCTCGTTTGCAAGATTCAACATATCTTCCTTAGACATCCAAAAGAATTCGTTTTTAATATCCCAAAGTTTGTCTTTATATGTTATTTGACGAAGAGATGATTGTTGACTTGAGTTATTGAACAAAGAATAAACTATACTATCGTTTGTAAATTGTTGATAATATTCGTGATTTTCATTAGGGGTAATATATTCATCTTTTTGATTTATCCAGTTAGGTTTAATTAATTTTCTTGCACTAAATAATGAAGACACTTTATAAAAATTATTTTCAACAACTGACAATCCATGTCCTACTGAATATCCAGCAGTAAATAAAGAAACATCTGTTGCGTTTTTATAAACCGCATTTGATGCACAACCAAAATACCCAATTGAGTTATTAACTAAATTGCTTTGCCCATTTTGCTTACAAATCATAGCCGAAGACAATTGTGGGGCATCAAATGTTTTAATCCCTTTTAATTCTTTTCTAACCCATTTAGATGCTTCATATTTTTCATCTAAATTATAAATAATTTTATTACAGACATGTTCAATACCTAATAAATTACTTGATTTAAGTACATTTAAATCAAAACTATTTTTAATATCATTTTTATTGGACCATATAGTAAAAGAAATTCCCCAATCTGAAGTTCCGTCAAATTCTTTAGCATTCATTAAAAATCCTGATTTAAATCCGTAAAAATTTAAAAATTTTTTTCTAAACTCTTTATACGACCCTCCGCTTAAAAAAAGCGGAGGTGAAAATAAACACAATTTTATATTATCACTATTTAGTTTAGTTAATTTAAATAAAAATTGAGCATAAAGTTGTTGTGAAGATTTACCCCAATTTTCATTTTTCATTAATTTGTTAATATTTGTGGAAGCGATTCCTGATTTATGTTTTGAATTAGCGCCAGCACTATTAGCAGTTCCATAGGGTGGATTCATAAACACAATAATTTCTCTACCACTTTTAATTGCATCTTTTAGTCCCTGTGGAAGTTTTTCATCTGGGTCATTTAAAAAGTCAAACTGAAACTTTACTGCTTCAGAATTAAACCCCATCTGATTAGCAGTATCAATATCAGATTGGTTTATGGTTGAACAATATAACTCTTTGAATCTATAATCTCTTGTTAAATTACCCGTTCCCCAAGCAGGGTCCCAAACCACATATTTTTCTTTCCAATCTTCACCAAAAACTGAAGCAATATATTCGTGAGCTTTATCCGCCCAAATTGTAGAAGTAAAAAATTCACCTTTCATGCGTCTTGGCATATCTCTAACCAATCGGTCAACAATTGAAGTAAGGATTTCTTTTTCTCTTGGCGTGTATTCAGATTTAAAGTGCTCAAAAAAAGATTGGTAATTCTTTCTATTTTTTATTGGTACTTGATTAAAGTTTTTTGTAACTAAAGCAGATACTTTATTAACTGGATGTAAATAATTTTCTATCGGGTTCACCAAAATTTGTACAAACAAGTTTGCAAGTTCATTTGTATTTAAACTTGTTTTACCCAAAATATTTTCTTCAAAATAGTTAAATACCCCAGTAATATTGTGATTGGTAATTGGAATCAACCTTTTTACATTTTCAGTAAGGTCAACAATTTTTTCTAAAATATCGTCAAGTTGATTTACAGAAAAAATGAAAGGATTAATCTTTTCATTATCTGAAATCATTTTAATAAGTTCCAAGTTATGTTTATCAACACTAGATGGAGCAATTTCCCAATCAAAAGACATTGCAAGATATTCAATAATATCATTTGTGTGGAGCACACAGCACTCGTCCCTGTCTCCAAGTAGAATTGTTGTTGGTAGTTTTAACCCTGTCAATTCAAACTTTTTTACATAATAGATTGCCTGAGCCAACACTGTGGCAAATTCTAATTTATTTTTTAGATTAACATTTTCCTTGAATTCACAGAGAAGTCTAATTTTCAAGGTTCCATGCTCCCCAAACCCATCACACTTAAATGGCGATGTGAAATTTAACCCTTGAATTTTTCTTGAGAGAAATTCACGGTAGTGATATCCAACATCCATCTCATTAACTGCCAGAGATAGATTAACAGCGGTTTGTCCTGATAGTGTTAATTTCATAATACAAAGATAAGAAGAAAATTTAAAAAGGCAAATAAAAAAGGGCTCGATTGAGCCCTTTATTAAAAAAATAATAAGAATTAGAAAATCATAGTAAGAGCAGTGTTAACTGGTCTTCCCGATACACCTGCGTTTGGTATGGTAATAAACTTATAATTAGGATTCACACTAACTGTAAGTCTTGCTTTGGCGGCAAACTTTGAAGAAAATTCAATATATCTCTTAATTGTAATACCCACATTTGTAAAACCTGCTTTATCCTGGAAGTTAACTGCTGATTCTCCTGTTACATAACCCATAAACATTTCTGTATTATATGTTGGGTGATATGTGAACTGGAAATAAACAGCTCCTCTATCGTATTTTTGATTTTGATAGAATACAAGGCTTGAAAAGAAATCGAGTCTTGTATTAGCGTCACCTTTGTAGTTGAATGTCGCTTCAAAGAAGTGATTTGTTCTGGCTTTATCAAATACAAAGTAATCAGTATCTGACTGAAGAACTTGGTTTTGGAAATATACATCTTGTACTCCTAAAGATACGTTATATATATTAACTTTAGCACTTGTAATCATTTGGTTACCAATTCCAGCTCTGAACTGATTTGCAACAACATATGATTTAAATCCGAATGTTGTCCATCTGCAAGGTTCATACTCCATATCGACAACAACACCTGTTTGTTTTCCGACATCAACACCTCTCCATAGGTTAGTTGACCCTACTCCAAAATCTCCGTAGAATGGACTTTGTTTTTTCTTAGGTTTATAGAAGAAACCCTTTCCTCTTGTAGTATCAACAAGAGCGGTATCCTTAGTTAGGGTAATTTGTGACATACCGACTAAAGAAACCAAACTTAACATAAATAGAATTAAAAATTTTTTCATTATTGATTTATTTTGGTTTATTTTATAATATTAAATATATTTAAGAACTTAATAAGTAATAAAAATAATAAAACTAGTAAATATAAAAACACATGGGTTGTCAAAAATGTAACAAAACTAAAAATATGCAGAACGAACAGAATGGTCAGCAAGACAATGAAAAAACTTGTTCAACTTGCAAGAAGAATTTTATAAAGTTTTTACCAACAGTTGCTGTTTCTTTGATTTTTTTCTCATCAGCAGTTTACGGTCTTATAACTTTTGTTAAGGATATGATTACCTTATTTTCCAAGTAACTTTTTTAGGATATCTTCCTTAGTTAAAACATTAGAAGGTCTCTTAACTACTTTAGATTCTTGAACCTTTGGTTTTTCAACCTTTGGTTCTTCTTTTTGCTCGGCAACCTGAACCTTCATTTTTGGTTTCTCTTCCTCTTGTTCAGCAATCTGAACTGTAACTTTCTTATTAGTTACAACAGAGAAGTCAGATGTCCATGGCTCAAAATATACATCATCAGCAATTACTTCAAGTCGCATGTTTCCAATTGTTCCTTCAGATAAAAATGATTTTGTTTTCGGGATAGTAACTTCACACTCACCGTTTGACTGAATACTACCTTTAAACATGTATGTCATTTCATCAGACTCAATTACCAGTCTTACTTGAGACTTTGCTAGTGATGTTCCTTCAACTTCAATATTACAGTTGAACTTGTTTGCTTTGTCAGTATATAATTTATAAGCCATATCACTTTATAAATATATTGACATTTATATTTCTCTGTTCTTTTAAAGAAACTTCTATATCTTTTAATTTAATTTTGACTTTTGTATTTTTGTTTTTATTTGTTTTAGTTTCAAATTGTATTTCATCAACATTTAATCTAACAAATAAACCTATTAATACTTCTTTATCTTCCTCGGGAAGAGCGTCTAATCTCTCTCTTATTTTAAAAGAAGATATTGCACCTCCACCATTTAATAGTTTTTCAATTACAGACCCTTCTAGCCAAGTAAATGATGTGTCATTCCAAGCGTAAGGAGTATCATTCCAAGCGTAAAAAATAGTTGCCATTAATTATAAATACACACTACACAGTAACGGCACGTTTGTGTTTTACGTGTAATTTAACGTACATGTCACCTCTTTCATTTTGATAACCTTTTCCTCGAACCTTTAGAGGTACACTTGTATCTACTACATCAGGTAAACTAATCTTAATTCCTCCGTGTGGGTGAGGAATATCAATAGTATCATTATTTAATTCATCAATAGACATATACTTAACATAAATTAAATCCCCTCCTGATTTTTCAAAACCATCTTGATTTACAATTTCTACCTTGAATATAATGTCTCCGAACATTCCATTTGCAAAGTCACCCATTCCACCGGCTTTAATCATCTGACCATCAGACAAACCAACTGGAACATTTATAGACACTGACATGTTTTCATCTTGTCTTCCTTCTCCGTGACAAACATTACAAACATTTTTTAAATTAAAACCTTTTCCATTACAAGACCCACAAGCTGTCTGTACTATATTTTGGAAAAACGCATTTCCAATTTTTTGCATTAAAACACCAGTTCCCCCGCATGTGTTACAAGTAATTCTTTCACCACCTTGTCCTCCACAAGGGTCACAGTTCTTTTTTCTTGTGAAATTAACATCAATTTTTTTACCCAAAAAAGAATCAACCGCGCCAATTTTTAAGTCAATCACTCTATCAGGAGCCCTTCTTTGTTGTCTTCCACCACCAAACATATTCGCAAATATATCGAATGGGTCCCCACCAAAAGGATTACCACCTATATTACCAAATGGGTTATTCCTCTGATTATCATACTCAGCTCTTTTCTGTTCATCCCCAATAGCCGAGTAAGCCTCATTTATTTTTTTAAACTCTTCTTCATTACCGCCTCTATCAGGGTGATGTTCTTTAGATTTATTTCTGAAAGCCTTTTTAATTTCATCTTGAGTTGCATTTTCAGAAACTCCCAGCACATTATAATAATTTTCCAAGTCTATATTATTTTAAAAATTTTATTATTTTCAATATATGAGTGAACCTAACTTTACTGTAATTTTATTCAAAAATAACAAAAAAAGAAAGATTCTCAAATCTTTTGTTCGTGAACACAAGTCACTCGAATATTACAACAAAAAACTAAAGGAATCAAGTGAAATTGTCTTTGGTAAGGAATATGAAAACGGCTCAAGATGTAATTATAAAATAGCACTAACTTCTAAAACTTGTGAAGTTGAGCAGTTGTATTACACAGACGAAATTGGAAGGAATGTGTCTATAAATCCCAAAATTTCAGATAATCTTTATATCAAAAAAATAGATATGTTTAACATAGAAGAAAAACTATATGATGTTCAAGAGAATAAAAAAATAACATTCCACAAATTTGTTAAAAAATATCTCGATAAAGATAAAACAATAATGTTGTCTAAATTAAATAATAAGGTAGTGGTCCAAGAAGATGATAATTACTCTTTATTCTCCTTGAAAACAGAAGATGATTGTGAAAGATTTTTAAGAATAGTTGAATCTAAAGTAGAAAAGAAAAACTTTATAATTGTAAGGGACTTTACGTCGCCTCAGAGAAAATACTTGTATGATTTGTTAGTTGAGAAGGGATATGATATAGATTTCCTATACCGAACATCTACTACTCATCCAAAAGAAAGATAAAATCAGTTCCTGAAATTTCGATTTTAAATTGTTTTTGCTCGGGGTCCGGAACATCTTCGAACTCCAAAACAACTCTTCTAAAATCTTTTTCTTTTAACTCTAAAACAAGGGTTGCCTTTGCATCGAAAATACTTTCAACCTCATCGGTGAATGTTGCTAGTCTTTTTAAAAATTCAGGGCTTTTCTTATTCTCTGCCATAGTGTTAACTTTTTTTCCTCGGGTATAATATCTTTAACTGACAAACCTTTTAGTTGGTTTATAATTTGTTTTTTGTGCAGTTCAACTTCCTTTTCGTCATTCTTCTTGGATTTCTCCAACCATTTCGCTAGGTTTTGACTTTCCATTTTGTTTATAATTTATTTCATTGTTTTTAATATCAAACTTCAAAGATTTTAAACTATCCAATGATTGTTTCTCGAATATACCTTTCAATTCATTAATTTTTGCCTCAAGAAGGGATTCTTTCTGTTCTCTTTCCAAGTTATAGTTAATAATACCTATAATGTTGTTTTGAGTTAAGGTGATTTTATCTTCGTCCACCTCACTAACAAAAGACATTCCTATCAATCCTTCTTCAACGGTTCCCATATTAATGAATTTATCTTCGATTACAAACTTTTTAAGAATTTTCCAAGAACTTGGGAAGTACATATCAAAAATCAAATAATCCTCAATTTTTCTAATTTGATGAAGATATTTTAGTATCGGAGTAAGTTGAATGTTAAGACTCAT